CTGACATAAATACTGCTTATTTGTTCCAAACGTATTATATGATTCTTTATAATATTTCGGAGGTGAACTGCATAAATCCTTTAATTGTTCGTATTTCCAAAATAAATAATCTTTTTCGTCAATTGCATGGCTTTCAATATATAACGGCTGATCTTCTCTTTTATCAATATGCCCATCTCCAAGAGTTCCAAACAAAATTATTTGATATTGTAATTCTGACAACTTTTTATTTTCTTTGAATGTCCATTCATTTAACTTATGTATTTCGGAACACCATTTTTGAATCACTCTTAAAGAAGCTCCGCATTCATCAGCCATTTCTTGATGCGTCATTCCTTTTACAATATATCTTTCATAACACCAATCATAATCTTGATATGATGCTTTGAATTTTGGATTATTGCTACGCATATATTTTTCGCCAAGTTTAAGATAAGAACTTCGAGAATTTATCATTCCGATACTCATATCCATTTTTTTGCATATTTCTTCAAAAGACAGACCAGTTTTATATAATTTTTCAAGCTTCAAATCCTCTTCTTCTGTCCACTTGTGTCTTTTAGCATGATCCGATTGCTCTTTATCTAATAAATATCCATGTCTTATGAGTTGATTATAATGTTTGTTGCAAAGTTCCTTGTTTTGATATTCTCCACCTCGATGCCAAATATAATATTTAATACTCTCTTTGTCTCCACAAACTGAACAACAATTAGTTAATCTTTGTATATCGCATGGTATAATTTTATTTGTATCCGTCGGTTTGCCGTTTCTTTTTATTTGCAACCAATGTCTATTACATAATTTTGCTCTTTTGTGAAAGTTTTTATCATCCATAGATGACAATCCACATATAGAACACTCTACATCTGGTAATACTTTACCCATATTATTCAACCTCTCTGATTTCATCACATATAACCTTTAATACAAACTGTCTACCAAAAAATCCTTTATCTAATACTCCAACAACAGCCAATTCATCATTCATCATACTATGATCTTCCATCTCATCAAAATCGCCTGTAAAATTCCATTTTATAATCTGTACATAGTTTGAAGGCTTAATTACAAGATGCTTATAGTTACTCATCTGTCCAATCTCATACTCATCAATATCATCTATATAAACTTTTACCGGCTTGAACCTAGTGCCGGAGATAAAATCCAACTGATGTATCATATCTACCAATCGCCTTGTGACGTCTGTAATGCTGATTTGAATATCCACATCCTGTGTTACATTCATGTCTAACTCCGGCAATTCTTTATCAACATATTCAATAAAAGCATCCATGAAAAATTTACTAATTCTAATGCCGGCAGCTAATTCATGTCCGGCACAGCTTGCTAATTCGCTATCGTTACAAAATGTACGAAAATCTTTTAATCCTGTTGCACGCATTGATCCGGCGTAAAACCCATCATCTTCATCATCTTCTTTTAGCACAAGAATTGGTCTTTGATATTTTTCTAATAATTTATTAGCGATCAGCCCGGCGATGCCATATGGAGTATCAATGTATGTTACAATCATCTTATTTTGCACTTGCCTCTCACACTGTTCTAATACCACCGGCATTAACCTATCTACTTCTTCATTTTGCTCTTCCTTGCATTTTTTCAAGATTTTCACATATTTCAGCACTTCTTTATTGTCATCAGCTAAAAACGTCTGTAATGCTTCGTTATTATGCCCCATTCTATTCGCCGCATTAATCAGAGGTGCAACGCTAAATGCCACAGCCGTGCTGTTAAACTCAAAACTACCAATAATCTTCTTAATAGCAGGATTACATTTGTTATGAAGTCCTTGGTTTACAATATATCTATTCTCCATCACAGTCATATCCATCATGTCAGCAACAATACCTGTAGCAGCGAGATCAACATATTGGTCAGCATAATTTGTGTTAAAATACTGATCAAGATACTTGCAAAATTTCCACACTACGCCACTGCCGGATAGTGCCGGATTTGCATAATCTCGCTGGGACGATACCAGTGTTACGTACTTATCATATGGCACGTCCGGATTGATGGCGTGATGGTCTAAAACAATAATCTTTACGTTTGATTCAGTAAGTTTTTTGTAAAATTCTACATGACTGTCCAAGCTATCCACGATAATCAACAAGTCTAAATCATTATACCTATCAACAGTGTCCTCCATCAGACCATGTGTTTTCCCATCATTGATAAATATTTGAATATCACGTGCTGCAATATCATCTAAATATCTATACATGATGGTGCCGGCGCAAATACCATCCGTATCGACGTCAGCAAGAACACCAATACTATGATAATTCTTCCTGCTAAATACGACTTGTTTTGCTGCTTTATCAATATTGATCATAGAATCAAGTGGCAACATATCATCTTCTGTAGGATTCAAAAAATGATCCACATCTGTAATTCCACGCTGCTCACACACTGTCTCAAATATGTCCTGTTCGTACATTCCCCGGCAATCAGCCAAAATATTATAATTCATCCTCTTCATCATCTCCAATCATTTTAATCTCATGCTGTAAAATATCCTCAAACTTTTCCTCTCCTAAATCTGATGGAGACGATTTCCCGGTATAACCTTTACCAAAATAGTCCCAATACCCACATCCAAATTGTGAAAATCTTGAAAATCCCATTATTTTATCAATATTTCTCATAATCCTATCCAACTCATATCCGATGTCATGCAGAAAGATAACATTTTTCGGACGTAATTCTAATAACATTTTAACCTGTTTAGTTGATATAGATCCGGAACCCAATGCTACACAATTGCGAATACCATATGAGTAACATTGCATCACAGACTTTTCTGACTCAAAGATCAACACATCGTTTTCTACTAAATACTCATAATTTTGCGAATATCCATACAGTGTGTGTGACATAGCACACGGTATCTCATAGAAATATTTCAATTCTCCGTCATCAACATCGTAATTAAAGCGTTCTTTTACCCCCATCAATTGACCTATTTGATCACGAATCGGTATGACGATACCTTGAGATGCTACATCGTATCGAATTCCAAAAAATTTTTGAGCTTGAAGTGATATATGGTCGGCTAGAAATCTTGCATTGCCGCAATCATCATACTGGTCAAGTATGGAGTCATCATATGTACGCACTGTATATGTTGTATTCTTCTTTATTCCATCATAAAACCCACCAAAAATTCCACGCTGTTCGAACAATTGATTGTAATCAGTCAAACCAAGAGCATTTTTTACCTCGGTCAATACGTCAATAAATTCCACACGACGTTGTTTAATTATGAACGAAAAGATATCTTTATTGATATTGCGAGCATAATCCGTCATATATAGATAATCATTATTTTCAAGCCGCACAACAATTGACTTTTTTGATGATTCTTCGTCCCTGCCGCACGATATATACTTTCCATGATTGACTATGTTGCAATATCCAAAATGCTCTAAAACACCAACGAGTGAATCTGGGTGATTGATTAGTTGCTTTTTGATTTCTCCTAACATATATCACCTCTGAATTTATTAGTTTCTATCTGATTTCTCCATGCCTGAAACGTGCCTGTGCCACTTCACGGAAAACACAATGATCTCCGTCGTACCGGAGAAGATATCCAATTCCATTATCACTTGAGTTCGCCCCGCTACGACATTTTTCTGTAAATAATGCTCGCCATACAGCATTTGAATCAGGCTTATACTCTTCCTCTATCCACTTATCATTAACTTTCTTGAGTCTAAATGGGCGACAGTAGTATTTACTTTTTTCATCCAATTCTTCGGCATACACAGTTCGCATTAAGAATAAATTCTCTAAAATTTCTTTGATCTGCTTTGCATTACTCAGACAGCTTGCATCTAGGAAGAGCTTACCTTTCATATATTCCGCCAACTGTACCGATGCAAGCATAATCAAATTGTATTTTTTTGCTAACTTATCAAGCTCTCGGCTATCTCTAACCAATGACAGATCTTGTCTAGCAGATGAAAAATCTCCTTCTTGAATCTTAAAAGTGTCGTACAACACGGTATCATATCCATATCTCAGCACATTTTCACGGATTTTCTTTTTCACTACGCTCATATCAGCATCGTTAATTGAAATAAATTTAACCTTCCCTTTATAATGTTCTCTCCAAAATTTTTGAACGTCTGCCAGTTGCGCTCTACTCTCATCATTAATGTCGCCGGATGTCATCTTCTTTTTAGTCAACTTAAAATACCTGTTGCGTTTTCCGAGCAACCATACCATAAATTTCACCTTAAACTTTTTGATACTCTCCTCGTTTGAGATAATCAGAATTTTGCGATCATAGTGCAAAAGTGCCATTAAAACCGTAATCCACCAAGTAGATTTACCAGCACTAGAAAACCCGCCCATCATAGTAAGTGTTCCTTCGAGCAATCCCATTATCTGTCGTGACAAAAATGGAAAACAATTGATTTCGTCGCCATTAATATCATCTCCGGCAACATCAAACGGTACACCATTTTCTTCTCCGTCCTTACAAGATTCTATAAATTCATCATCAAAATCAACTAGTTCTTCCTCTAAAACTTTGTTAGAATAACCACAACCATATCCCTCAATTCTTGCCTCAAACCAATCACTAACCTCTTCGGCTGTCATTTTTCTGAATAGCTTGAGCGGCACAATCTTCTTCCCGTCGACATTGATAGCTTTCGTTACGTCAAAATTGTCATCATACAGTTTCATAATGATATTTTCTCGATATAAGATGTCTAAATAAATATCAAAATTCTCAGCATTGATAATGTCGATCTGATGTTGAATGGTTTCCCATCCGCCCCTCTCCTCATATCGTTCGATTACATCCTCTGTTAAATTTGATAAGATAGTCACTTCATCCAAGCTGTAAAAACCTTTAGATCGTAATTGCGATAATAATCCAAAATAGAATGCACCATCAGAAGTCTTAAAATCAGTACGCTCCAAGTGTGTATCATCAAGTAGGAGCATATCTTTGAAAAAGCAGCTAATGACGTTACCCTCAGTCTCAACACGTCCTTTTAATAATGCTGCCGGGTATTTATCTTTGACGCCTGTTATAAATTCGCCCATTTATACCTCGCTTTCCAACTCAGCTAAATTTCTGCGTTTCTTCTTTCTGTGGAAATGCTGCACGGTTGGTTCATTCTCGATATTAACCTCTCGTGGTTTTATTTTCTCCAGCATATGATAATCTCTCAGATTGTTTTTCAAGATTGCGGCGAAATATCTAATCTTGGCATACTCGCTCTGGAAGTCTTTGTTAAGAGCGAATGCAATTTCCCTTTCATTGCATTTTAGATATGAAGAAATCACTGAATATTCGCAGGTTTTAGCAATTGCGTTAATTTCTTTGAACAGAGATGTATGGATAACTTTGTATCCAAATATCTGATTTATCATTTCATATGTGTCATCTTTTGCTTTTCGAGCCTCGATCATAGATTTATACTCTTTTTCATTGCAGTAGTAGGCGTTCTTACCACCTACTACTACTTTATATGCAGAGTTGCGATCTATTTTCTTGGCGCAGCATCTACACTTCACTAACATATCTCTACTCCTGCATCATGTCATAGATTCTTTCTAATCCATCTTCATCTACATCGTTAAGCTTGCCGTACTCGGAGATAACTTCTTTAACCTTTGCTTTGAGTTTTGCATCCTTACACTCTTTATACATCTTACGAATCACAGCATCTAAATCGTCCGGATATGTAGATGTCTCCGGGGTTTCGTCAGTTGTTTCTTCGACCGGCGTATCAATATCGTCAATATCATCTTCTTCGATTGGCTCAGGTTCGATGACAGGATCAGGAGCAGGCTTTGGTGTCGTAGCCTTCGCCGCCGTAGAGTTTCCGCTTTTCTTTTTAGAGTTCTTAATTGCATCTTTCAATGCTCGAATCAACTCATTTGCATCAAGAGGAATTTCCGGTTCAATTGCAGCGAGCCTCGATTTGCTGTCAATGGAATAATTGTCATCCCTAAATACAATCTTTCGTTTCTCGTCCTTGACCTTACTAACCGTCACTTCTTTTTTTGTTACGATGTTTTTACGTCCTGTAGACTCTACATCAATGGTTCTGTCAATACATGCAATACCGATTACATGGAATTTTGTTTTAAATCCTTCGAAAATTCTCTGAGAAATGTCAGTTGAAAGTACAGAATACTCTTCCTGCGTAAGTGGATCTACTTTATTACGCATCTTAACATGACCGGTAAACCATGTATTTACCCCAACTTTTTTAAGCTCCCACACTCTATTCAATGCCAATTCTACGAGCTTATCATCAGCTTTTCCAAAACCAGACCATGCGGCATTCATTGTTTTTGCCAGTTCAAATTTTGGTTTGCCAAGGTTTTCTTTATTCCACAAGTCAATTACATATGGACACATGATTTCCACGAACTGATCAAGTGTGTCGATAACCAGAATCTTCAAATCTGGATAATCCTTATCCTTATTCTTAATAATATCCTTCGTGACAGCATCATATTTTTTCCAATTCTCACATGTTTCATATGTATAACCCTCAAGAGCTTCCATTCCCTGCTCTTTACCCATATCAAGAATCATGTATCCATCGGCGCCAAATTCCTTTTCACAAGCTTCAGCAATAGTGCTTGTCTTGCCAATACCCGCTTCACCAAGTAAACAAATTGTAAAATCGTTCAAGTTCTCGCTAATTGTACTTCTCTTACCATATTTTGACATTTATTATTTCCTCCTCTTACAGTTCATCATCCTCATCAAATAAATCTTCTACATCGTCGTTTTCTTCTTCCAATGGTGGAATCTCTAAATCTTCCACGCTATATGCCGTCTCATTTGAACCTTTTGTGAAACCACGTGCCGGCTTAACAAACTGAAGTTCTCTGATGCGATCACCATATACCTTTCCGTATTCAGCTCTAATATCGTCCATAGTAATCAAACCGCACTCTAAATCATCTTTCTGTTCGTCCGTCAACATATCCTCTGTAATCTCTGTTTTCTGCGCACCATCAAGCATATTCACAATAACGCCATACTCTCTAACTTCATCATCTTCGGCAGAGAACTTCTGGACAGTACGATCAACTCTCTTTTTGGTTTTGTCGTCAGCATCTTCCGCAGCAGCAGGGATAACAATCGTGATAGGAAGCGGAATGTTCTTCTTTCTAGCAGAGTCGTATTCCATAGTGTAGCCATTGACATAGTATTTGCCCTTTTCTTCCACACTCATATCATCTACTGCATCTGTAGTAAACAACATATTGAGAGTTGCTGTTGATTCAACCTCGGCATCATCTGCCGCAAGATAGATACGATTTGGCACATAAGACTCATATACACTCTGCTTCACGTCTGAATACTGACGGTCACACTCTCCTCGAATCAAGAATTTCTTATCTTTATACTTGTCACTATCAAGCACTTTTTTAATAAATTCAGCATAATCCCACTCACTGATGTACTCATGTCTACGCTTCTGACTCTTTTTCAACTCTGCCGGCACAGCATCTTCGCTCTCAATTCCAATCTCATTTAACTCGTCATCAGTCAAACTTTTACCTTCTTTGATCTTTTCTGCTGCTTTTTCTAACTTATAACGTCTGCCGGGCTTCTCAAGATCGATAATAAACTTCTTAAACTTGGCTACTTCCGGAAGTCTTGGGGAAGTTAAACGCTCCTTAAATGGAATTCTGAGCGATTCACCCTTTACTGTATTACCATCATCGTCTGTTGTTGCTTTTGTAAATACATACACATCATTGTGTTCATCTTCAAAGCAGCCACCACGAACCGACAACATGTGTCTGTTGTCTCCACAAGTAGCATTAAATAGCAACTGTCGATTCACCCATCCTGAATCATAGTGATTCTCACTATATGGTGAAAAATTGTCTGTTTTTTTTGGAATTGATAATGTTCCTGTCATTTCAAATCTCATTAAATTTATCCTCCTTATAATATGTAGAATTTTGATAACTTATATATAAACGCCATACAGACGGAACATAGAAAATAGATTTATATAGAATATCTATGTAAACAGTGATTTTTGAGCGTATAAGCTCAAGGGTATGCTGTTCTTCCACCCATATTTATATTTTCTGTTCAGTTTTGATTTTTGGAATTTTCGAACGAATTGTTCAAGACCGATTAGATATTATCTAAGATATTTCCTGTTACTTCATATATTTCCAGATCATTTAATTCACACCATGATTCAAAGTTATCTCTCTGAACATACCAACCAACATTCATTCCGAGAAATTCATTCTCACCATTTCCATAAGATACGACATTACATAATTCTCCGTTTAGAATGTCGTTTTCAAAGATTAACTTACCATTCTTATCATGGCTACCTGTACATCTACACAATGTCTTTGGATCTATTTCTTCAAAGCCACCGGTTTCGCCACTAGAATAAAATATCGTGGCAGGTTCAAATATTAGATGAACTTCTTTGTCATACATATCTAAACCTTTTACATAATATCCATAAACCCATTGACCACTACTAACGCTCTTTGCTTGACATAGCTGCGTATCCATTTCTCACCTCCAACTATATATTCTCTGTTCTAATCACAATACACATAATTACAGCTATTAGATTCAATATTTTCTAAGTCAATAATCATTTCGCCATCTTCGTGACATCTATCAATTTCAATATTAGAAATTTTAATAGAAGTGTCTGTCATTTCTATAATATTTCCTATGTAACGGTCGTGATGATTTGTCACTTTATTGAATAACGTAAATGCAATATCTTCACCGACTCTAAAGTTTTTCTTATTATCTGTTACTAATGTCCTTACTGCTTCAATGTTGTATTTCATAATCTACCTCCTTAAGAAATGTCAGTTTCCTTCAGTTTCTAATTTTTCTTTATTCATATTAAGTATTATCTATTTACATCATGATTCATCCAGTAAAACACAACGTTTCCACAAGGAACAGTATGTGCTTCATGCATTAGGCTCTCAGATCCTTCGTACATAATAACTGAATTCCAATCCAAACGAGTTTTATATTCTTCTGTACGTTTAGTTACAATATTTAACGCATACTTAATTGCTTCATCATAGGTTTGGAACCATTCCTCTGTCGCACCGTATGAAATTGGACTTGTACCCCCATCTTCAAATACTATATATCCGTCTTTACTCTGTGTATAATCGTTCATTTTCTATACTCTCCTTGTTAATATCTACTGTAAATATTCTCTCTTTAACAGTATAAAATTCTTCAATTTTATGTCCGGCAGAATCAATCCTTACCATTAAATACGGTCTAATCAAAAAATTAACAACATCTCTTTCGATTTCATTTTCAATTATTACACCATTAAATTTGTGTCCTCTAACTGAATCGTTTACAGGTAACACTTCAATACAACTACCATTATTCCAATAACAGCCTAACTTCCATGCAGAATTTCTTAATTGAGTATTATTTTGATCTAACAATAAAGTTGAAATGCATTTTCTTACAATCTCACGTTGTTCTTTTGTTCTTACAAATACTCCGCATTTATATCTCTCATATCGTTCACAGAACTCAATCTGCTTTTCTAATGCTTGTACTAAATTCGTATGTATCAATCCTCCTTATTTATCACCATTTGTTTGTGTATCTACTATCTATAAATAACTCTTCCTTTGGTCTTGGGTTTTTTAAATTGCTGCTATTTAATCTAAGCCGAACACCATAATATCCACTCCACGAACCACAACCTCTTACATTTACTCTTCCATCAAAAAAGATATTAGTAATTCGATATGCAGGTTTATTACAACCTTGCCAATAGCTAATTTCGAAACAGTTATCTTTATTTACATTCTCTAAATGTTCTGGTACAGAGTCCCAAATCTCACACTTGTCATTGATTTGCTTTAATGTATATCCTTCATCAAGCATCTCATTGGCTCTTTCAATTCTTTTGTGCCTTGTTTCACAAGCTAAAGCATCTTCAGGTGTATCAAATAATTCTCCACATTCAGAGCATCTATATTTAATTACTTTCTCCAAGATTTTACCTCTACTTTAATATTCTCTTAATCAATTACTACTTCTATTTCAATTCATTAAATCTACCTCGCTACACCACCAATGATCAGTTCCATTTGCTGCTTCATAATAATCATTAACATCGTTCTCACAATATTTTCCATGTCTATCAATGCTAATTTTAGCTTTAGAACATTTATTAGCCAAAGAAAATACGTTATCTTTTGGATTATCATAATCAT